GGAACGGGGGAGCTCGAAGGAACCGGGGAGCTCGAAGGAACTGGGGAACTCGAAGGAACCGGGGAGCTCGAAGGAACGGGGGAGCTCGAAGGAACCGGGGAGCTCGAAGGAACTGGGGAACTCGAAGGAACCGGGGAGCTCGAAGGAACTGGGGAACTCGAAGGAACTGGGGAACTCGAAGGAACCGGGGAGCTCGAAGGGCGTATCTTCGAGGCTATGGACGCCAGCCAGAAGGAGCTCGTGGCTCTTGTCGGTGCAGCCCGTGACCAGAGCATCCAACTATCGGAAGCGCAGACCGCAGCACTAAACGCCCTAGATGCTAACACACGGGCGCAGTTTGGGGCGGTCTACGACAACCTAGATGCTAGCGAGAAGAAACTAGCTGCAGATATTGTCGCGAGTGAAGGGCGTATCTTCGGGGCTCTGGACGCTAATCAGAAGGAGCTCGTGGCTCTTGTCGGTGCAGCCCGTGACCAGAGCATCCAACTATCGGAGGCGCAAACCGCAGCACTAAACGCCTTAGATGCTAACACACGGGCACAGCTCGGGGCGGTCTACGACAGCCTAAGTGCTACGGAGCAGAACCTAGCTGCGCAGCTTGTTGCAAGCGAAGAGCGTACCGCTTCGCAACTTACTAACATAAGTGACCTAGTGGGTCGTCCGGCACAGATAGTTACCCAACAAGATATCGACGCTATTGCTGATTTAATTCTGGAGGGGCAGGCCGCTAATGCCTCGGTGACTTACACCGACCAGCAGCGAATGTACGACGTCAACGCGGATGGAGTAATAGATGGAGGTGACCAAACAGCTCTACAGCAGCTTATGCAGCAGCAGACTACTGGTATATATACGGGGAGTGGTCTCGGTGGGGGCGGTATAGACCCCAATAGTGTTTTTGCGGGGACGGGTATATACAGCGTTTTAGACCAGCAAAGGGCTGCTGCCGCCCAAGAACAAGCTAATCGGGACGCCGCTGCCGCTGAGAGAAGCGCGCGGTTAAGAAATTCCTATAACAACTACCGCAGACAACAACAAATTAACCAGCAACTACAACAAGTTTTACAGCCGGGGGCTACAACTAAAGTTACTGGTGGGGGGCTTGCAGACATCGGTGAATTCTACAATCCAATAGCGGCGAGCGGTATCTTTGCAACTCCGAAGGAAAATGATATGTTTGCCGCTGTTAATCCTTACGGTTCGCCTAGGGGCCAAAATTCGAGTGCTGCAGGCGTCCTTGGCGAGATAAACCGTATTATGGGGAGATCGGCATGAGCTGGTTCGATGATGTTTTAGACGCCGCCGGTGACTTCCTCGGCGGTATTGATTATGGCCGGGTCGCAGGAAGCCTTGCGGTCCCTGCCGCGACCTACGGTATCCAGCAACTATTCCCAGATTTTTTTGAAAACCAGCGGACTATGGCCGGGTACCAAGGAGAAATCCCCAAGTATACGATGCAGCGCGAACAGGTGCCGGGGGCCTACGACCTTGACCGTAGACCGGGAGGCTCTGGGCGGCGGTATTTTACTGACCGCCAGTATGTTCCCGAAGGCGGCATACAAGCAGCCCTTAGCGCGGACGAGTTGGCCCGAGCGAACACCCTTGCAGCGGCGCGCCCAACGGCTCGGCCTCTTCAACTCCGTAGCGGCGGGATCGCGACCATGGCGCAGGGGCGCTACCTGAACGGTGCTACTGATGGGATGGCCGACAAGGTCCCAGCTAATATCGACGGTACGCAAGAAGCCCGCCTCAGTGATGGCGAGTTTGTAATTCCTGCAGACGTCGTAGGGCATCTTGGCAACGGCAACTCAAATTCCGGGGCTAAAGAGCTCTACAACATGATGGACCGCGTGCGTAAGGCCCGCACCGGTAGCACCCAGCAGGGTAAACAAATTAACAGCTCTAATATGCTCCCAGCATAGGAGGTAGATATGTCTGTAACTGAACAAGACCCCAACGCCGCCGCCGACTCCACGACCACCGGGGCTGTTACCGCTGCTAACCCTGTAGGGGGGCTAACTGGAACAAACACGGGTTTCGAGTCCTCTCTATCTAATTGGGCGGGGGAGTATGTTACGGACTTCCTTGGGAAGGGGCGCGCGCTATCAGAGACCCCCTATGAAGCCTACCAAGGACCGCTCACTGCAGGCGAATCAAACCTGCAATCTCAGGCGTTCCAAGGGGCAGGTAGCCTGCAAATCCCTCAGACGGAAATGGGTACCTTTACCCCCCGGTCTTATACCGACGAAGGGGTCGCTCAACAATACATGAACCCCTTCCTAGAGCAGATGCTAGCCCCGCAACTAGCAGAACTTCAACGACAAGCGGATCGTATGCGTATCGATCAAGCGGGTAGGCTTACTCGCGCTGGTGCGTACGGCGGCGGGCGTCAAGCTGTTATGGAGTCGGAGCTTAACCGTAATTTGCTAGACGAGATATCTCAGCTAACTGGGCAAGCGTATGCAAGTGCGTACGACCGAGGCGCTAGACAGTTCAACGACGAACAGCAGCGGGAAATCGCGACTCAGAATTTAGCTAACAAATACGGGTTTGACGTGCTCCGACGTCTAGAAGAGCTTGGACTCACACAAAGAGCTATTGAGGCTGAGGGTATTAAGGAAGATCGCGCCGAGTTCGATAAAGAACTCCAATTCCCGTATCAACAGATCAATTACCAACGATCCCTCCTAAGTGGCTTGCCGGTGGCATCCAAAGACTACACCTACACAGAGCCCAGCCAGCTGGAGCAGTTTATAACAAGCAGTAGCGGTGCTTCTGACCTTGCAGACAGCCTTTTCGGTCCCGGTACCGTGTCCGATATAACCTCCGGGCTAAGTGATTTTTTCGGTGATCTGTTTGACGGGTCTGATTCAAACCAATGGGTTGGCGATACCGAGATAGGTGACTCCGGTGAAATATTCGACATATTCCGCGCAGGTGGCATCGTGAACAGCGGTCGAAATATTAAGTAGGGGATACGACTATGGCAATAAACATGGGCGGCGGGATTGATTCGCAGTTGCGCGACCAGACTGACAGATTCCTTATGAACCCCCAGGCTATGCAGAGCGCTCAACAGGAGGCGCAGCGGGCTACTATGTCCGGTATTGCGCCCGATATGATAGACTTGCTATCCGTCCAGGCAGCGCTGAGCGCGAAGGAGGCCGCTAAGGAAGCCGTAGAGGCGTCCTTGAACCAGCAGCCGGGGACCATCGCGGCCCAACGTGCGGAGGCTCTGCAGGCTGCAACTAAAGATGAGATTGTAGGGCAGGTTGGCGCTACCTTGGACCAACGGAACAAACAAGCGGGTCAGAAGATGGCGCAGCTGCAGAAGGAGCTAGGAGCCCCTACGGCAGGTCCTCAGATGGCGAGCGGTGGTATCGTTGGGTATCAGGCAGGTGGTTCCGCAGGTGCGGTAAGCCCAGAACAAAAGGCCACCACCATCCTTAAAAGTATAGGCCTTACCCCCGACCAGTATAACTCTATGCCCCCGGAAGGCCAGCAACGTGTTCTGGCGTCATTGAAATCTATGGGGGGTGGAGCCCCGGCACGCCCCGCACCTCAGATGATGGGTATTGCACAGCAACCTGCGCCGAATATGGCCCGTATGGCGGGCGGCGGCATCGTTGCATTCGCCCCTGGTGGGAGCGTGGATGACCCCGACGCTGACTACATTCCTGATCCAGAGTACGCCCGACGCCTAGAAATTCAAAACAGGGTGTTTAATGCGGTGGGTCTAACCCCCGAGGTGTACGATGGGCTATCTGTTGAAGGACGCCAAAAGGTGTCCGCTATTATTCGTAGCGTAGAAGGAGCTTCGGCTAGAGAACTAGAACGAACTTTACCGATGCAGCTTGGTGCCGTTCTCCTTAACGAGGCAAAGCTGGTGGACCCTGTGCGTCAGCGCGAAGCTACGGGCCGCAATCTTTATCAGTCCGCCAACGCAGCGTACGACTTGCGCGGCCCAGACGCGGCGGCTAACTACGAGGAAGCAAGGAGAAACATAGAAGAAGCCGGTAGGTTGGCGGACGACTTGAGGGGTGCGGCGGGCGAGTTGACGAGTCTTACTAGACAAGAACCCACATCGTTTATTGCGAGTATGTTTGGGGTTGAGCCTACCAACGTATTTGCGCAGCCCCCAGCAGCACCAACAGCGGCGGCGGCACCAACAGCGGCGGCACCAGCAGCGGCACCAGCGGCACCAACAGCGGCGGCACCAGCGGCACAAACACCTGCGCAAATAGTCTTGGGTCCACAGGGCACCGCAGGTATTACCGGCGCTTTTAACCCTGCATCAATACCGCGTCCGGCGAACGTAGGGAGGGCCAAGACCCCCCTTGCATCGGGTGCTATTCCTGCCGCTGAAAAAGCTAGGTTGGCTGGGCGGCTTGGGGGTATAGACGCAGTTAACAGAGAGCTACGCAATGCAAGTGGGATAGACGCAGCGCGAGAAAGAGCAGGGTTTGTAAACGAGGCCATGCGTAGAGAGCAGAACCGTGGGTTGTTAGAGGGCTCTAGAAACGACCGACAGGCGTTACTCGCGCAATACGAAAGAGACGAAGAACTACGAAGAAAAGGTAACCCGTTCGGGCGCATAGCCGACCAATTAGTTGGGACGGGCGGTATAAGTGGTTTAGGGCGAGTCGGGGCAGCTGCTCGAAACGCCGTACTCGCGGATCGTAGGGCGGGCCTAGCTAGCCTCGATAAAGACTACGCTATGCGGGGAGAAGAAGTTGCTTTCGATGAGAAAGCTGGCAAGGAGGCGGCTGGTGCAGGACGTGAAGCGTTCAAAGACACCGCCGCCGGTATACGCCAAGCCTCTGCTAACATGACGAATGTGTATAACACCGAGACCAACGCGGCAAAGGCTGAGGCAGTGAACCTACTCAACAGAAGTATAGCGGCACTAGACTCAGAAGATAAAGCGCTTCGACGCGCCCTTGACCGTGGTGATAGGATATACAGCGCCGATACAAGACTGCAGGCGGCACAGATGGCAGCTGCAGCTAAACTCGCCAAAGAGCAAATGGCTAACATTGATAACGAACGGGATCGAGAACAGGCGCGACAGCTTGCAGTGGTAGCAGCGAGAGAGAGCGCAACGAAACTAACCGCTGAGCTGCATAATGAACTTCTACTCTCCCCGGCGTACCAGAATGCTTCTCCCGAAGATAAAAAAGTTATGTGGGATCGCGCGTCTGCGGTGGGCGATGAAATGTACCAAGTATCGAGAGATATAATTATCTCTGGTACCCGCCCCCTCCTTCCCGTCAATCCGGTAACCCAATAAAGAGGGCGTACCATGGCGTTATTTGACGTAACTGACCCTAGCGGGAACGTAGTTCGTGTAGAGGCTCCCGCAGATACCTCAGCTAGGGTCCTCAGTGATGCTGTGCTGGATCGGTATTACGCCCAGCGACAACGCGAGGCGTTACGCAGCAATAAGAGTGTGGGGATGCCATTCTTTGAGCCTGCTGGTCCTCCCGAAGAAACCACGCTTGTTGGGAATATTTTTAGGGGGCTAGGGGCTGGCGCTGTTGGTACGCTAGAACAGGCGGCGTTGGGTATAGCTACGGCGCTTAACGAAGAGACAGAACTCGAAGCGCGCGATGTTATTAAGAGTGTAGCTGATGCTGTAAAACCAGAGTTGGCCAACCCAGAAGAAGTCTCCGCAAAGCTAAGTACAGGTTTAGGGTCTCTCCTTGGACTAGCTCCCGCACTTCTAGCAGGCCCCGCTGCGCCCCTCGTTGCTGCTGGTATCGGTGGCGCGGCTGGTGCCGGTGAGGCTAGTGAACGTGCTCGGGCTGACGGCGCGACAGAAGAACAACGTGCCTACGCATCTAGGCTTGGTGTTCTGCCGGGACTCACTGAAGCAGTACCATTTATCCGGTTAGCGCGCGCTGCGGGGTTTGTGGGTGACGCTGCCCCCGTAGCTGCGGGCGCTATAGCGCGCATAAAAAGAATAGCTGCAACCGGTACATATGAGGGTGTGCAGGAAATAGCGCAGAACACCGCTCAGAACCTTATTCAACAAGGGTACAGCCCGGATACCCCCGCGTTTGGTGGTAACTTAGAGGCAGGTCTTCTCGGTGGCGGCGTCGGTGCCATAGCTCAATCACTAGTCGAACTCGCTATCGGCGGTCGCAGAGGCAGAGGCGGTACAACTCCCGCTGGCCAAACTCCTGTTGACGATGCGCAAGGAGAGATGTTCCCCGGTGCAGACCTAGGACAGGCACCAACGGGACTAACCCCAGGTCAGCAAGGAGAGATGTTCCCCGGCGCAGACCTCGGTCGTGCCCCTACGCGCCCTGACGAGCAACAAATGGACTTGTTTGGGGCAAGAGAGACCGAGGAGGCTGTACTTCGGCAGCGGGTTCGCGATGCACAGCTAGAGAAAGAGCGGGCACTACTTGGTACGTTGGGACGCGAAGACCAAGCGGAACGCCGGTTTATTGGTGAGCCTGATGTAGATGCTTTCGAGGCTGGGCAGGGTATAGCGGCGCTACGACGTCGTGAGCAGGGCGAACTCCCGTTAAGTTTCCGGCGCAGTGATCGTGATGAGCAGCGAGTTCAGGCCGCTGCCCGAGACCGCGAGGGAGTTCGAGCCGCTGCACGGGATGATGTGGAGTCGTTTGAGCAGCCTGATTTGTTCGCGCTACAACAGGAGCAAGAACGTCGTAGGCTCGGTCCTGAAGAACTCCGCCGTCCTGACCAGTTTATGGATACCCGCGAAGAAGCTGAAACTATACCGGTAGATAGCTCCCGACAGTTTGAACTAGAGGACGCCATCGACCTACAAACTATGCTGGACGAGGACACTGCTGTCCGCGACGCGCGCGCCCGTGACACAGAAGCCGTTGGTATAGCGTCAGCACTGGAAACAGCGGGTAGGCGTCGGGATACTCAACAGCTAGAAGAGACTGCACGGAACCGAGCTGCTGTTCTTGGTGGTGTGCTCGATAACGTAAGTACCGCCAGTAGGACTAATACAGAAAAACGGTTCTCCCAAGCGCTCGAAGACGCGGGGATCACTAGCACCACCCCCACCCCTGCAGAGCGGGCCACTATCGAACGGGCTACCGACGTATTTGCGGCGACACGCCCTACAGCTGAGCCCCCTGTAACCGGCACCCCTACGGCGGAAGGTCCCCGACAGCTAAGCCCCATCGAAGCGCGCATCCCTGAAGACGTACGGCGTGCGCCTCTTACGCTACCTCCGGTACCTAAAAATGCTAAGCCCCGAGAGCTCGACGCCAAGACACTGGCCGGGTTTAAAATTCCCCCCAGAGCGCCGGTATACTCGCGCGTGCTGGACAAAAATTTCAACGACTCGACCGTGCGAGACCAGCTTGTTGAGTACGCGAACACCGTGGGAGCAGAATCTAAAGCGCCTATAGCCGAGTTCGCTAGGCAGCCCGCCACGGACAAAGCGCGGCAGGTTGCAAAGGAGGCTGATAATAATGACCAGCTGGAACTATTTGGAGACTCCCTCCGTCTTGGAGACGTTAAGCCTGGAGGAAGTGGAACTGGCGCTGAGGGTGGTCGACCAGGGCCTACTGGAACGCCAGGAGATGATACCGGCGGAACTGCAGGCGCTGTCGTGCCAGGAGTGGCTACAGCTGCGCGTAATGTTATGGGCGCTGTTAACGGAACAGGAGGAAAGCGCACTCCACTAAAAGGGCAGCAGCAGTTAAACTTCGACGCTGCGCCTGAACCCAAGGCTCCGCCTAAACGCAAGGCTTCGCCTAAACGCAAGGCTCCGCCTAAACGTAAGGCTGCGCCGAGGCTCGATGCTACTAAGACTAAGCGGGCCGGTACCGAAGAAAAACCTACGGGCCGTCCACTATCCGATGCGGAAATTGATGCCTTGGGTGTCACAACTGGGCCTATACGAGCACGGCTGCGGAGTGGGAATTACACAGTCGGCACCGAGAATGTAAATACCGCGCGTAGCGTTACAGAGATAATCGCCACGGACCCAACCACCCAAAAAGATGTTAATGCTGTGGCTAAGCTGTTGGGCACCCCGCCCAAAAAAGGCTCCGACGCTGCTGCGGCGGTCGTATTCTTCGGCAAAAACCCGGACGACCCTAAGATGGGGCTGGAGGATTTATCGTACGCGCAGGTGTACGCGGACAAGAGATACCGCAAGAGCCCCGGCGATACCCCCGCAGAAACCGCGCGTTTTGAAGGGCAAGGTACGATAAACGCCGAGAAAGCACAGAAGTGGGTAGACGCAAACCTATCTGAAAAAGTCCAGAGCTGGCTAAAGACTTCTAGAGAAGACCACAGGCGTACGCTGGCGTTTAACAAGGCTAACTACGGTCTGAGCTCTCCCGACGCTGTAAAACAACAAAAGAATAAAGAGGTCGACGAGACGACCGCAGAATACCTTAAACCACTACCTACGGACTCCGTCGTGCATCTGGGCACGCCGCTTCACCACGCAGCTAAAGACGCCATCCGTAAGGGGGACTTGGGTAGCGCCCTACGTATACTGACTAAGACATCTGGTAGTGATCGTGTAGCCAAGATCGCCGATAAGCTGGGTGCCGTTGTTGGTGACACTAAGGTTGAGGTCGTGAAGAACCTCAAAGGCCCAGACGGTACTCCGTTGGCTGGGTTGTTCTCGCCTATCACCAACACGATCCAGCTAGACTCTGCTACCGGCATGAATCCTCACACCTTGCTGCATGAAACTACTCACGCAGCGGTTTCGGCAACGTTGAGCAAGCCGGGGAACCCCGTAACGAAACAACTCAAGGCGCTGTTTGAAGACGCTAAGCCATCCCTCGAAAACTATTATGGCTCTACGTCTGTAGACGAGTTTGTCTCTGAGGTGTTCTCGAACCCTGAGTTTCAAGCGGAGCTTGCCCAGCTAAATCAGTCGGGCAAGCCGGTCTCCATGCTGCAACGGTTTATGAATATCGTTGGTAACTACGTGCGGCGCTTGATTGGTATGCCCACCAAACCACTTAACTCCGCGCTGAACGCTGCGGACATAATGATTGAAAGCATCCTAGCTCCGGCCCCTACCAGCCGCAGTGCTAACGATCTGTTTATGGTATCCAAATTCGGTGACCCTAAGAAGGTTCTAGACGGCGCGCTCAATAACATGCCTCGTATGAACAAGGCGGGTGCCAAACGGTTTGTCGACTTTATCTCCGATAGACGTATCCCCATGCGGGCTAGGCAGGCACTCCAGTACGCCACCCCGCTGCACGCAGCTGTAGAGGTTGCGGAGAAATATATCCCCCAAGCCCGCGTCCTTAATGATATTGTCCAACGCCAGAGTGGGCAGCTTAACAAAGGTATTGAGGCCATCGACGGCGTGCTGCGCGGGCTTACGAACTGGCAGAAGGGTAACTCTGAGAAGGCCGACATATTCAACGAACTTGTTATGATGTCCACCATGAGTCAGGTCGACCCAGAACTCTCTAGAAGTGCCGCTGAGAAAAAGTACAAAGGCGATCCTGAGCGCATGAGCGACTGGAAAGACGCTGTGGATATGTACAAGAAGATAGGTGAGGGTGGGCGCACGCAGTACAGAACCTTGCGTAACACCTATAAATCTCTCTTCAAGGATGTCAAGAAAACCCTCCAGAAACGCCTCAAAGACGAGGTGGGTAGTAAGGAGGGGCAAGCCATATACACCGAGATTAACAAGTCACTGCTGGCGCACGGTGGGCTAGACCCCTACTTTCCTCTGTACCGCACCGGTGACTACTGGATATCCTACACCGCCCCCAACCCTAAAACAAAACAGCCAGACTTCTTCCTCGAAGCGTTTGAGAGCTTCTCGGCGTTTAAGGATGCAAAAGCTAAACTTGTAGCGGATGGCGCGACCAATATAAACGAGTACACCAACAGAGGTGATGTCGATTACAGCAAGGCTCCTCCTACCAGCTTTGTGAATGACGTCTTAAAAACTCTGAAGGCTCAAGGCATTAACCCAAAGAAGAACGCTACGGACGCCGACACTGCAGCTGACCAGATCATACGCTTGTATTTGGACGCCCTGCCAGAACGCTCGATGCTACAAGGATTTAGAAGGCGTAAAAACGAAGGTCGGGGCACCCCCGGCGCTAGAAAAGACGCCGCACTTGCACTTCGGGCCAAGGGTAAAGGGATCGTACGGCAGTTGGCTCAGATTGAGTATGGTAGAGACATACAAGAATATAGGGACAGTATTAAGAAGTACGTAAAAGATCAACGGCAGAAACCTAATGTTACTGTGGAGCAGACGGAGCTCCTAGATACTATAGCTGGTGATCTTGACAGAAGAGCAGCCTTCGCTGCTAGCCCGAATATATCTAACTACTCGAAAATGGCTAGCTCCATAGGGTTTGGCTTTACATTGGGCCTCAACGTATCTTCGGCGCTTATCAACTTAACTGCTATACCTATGATCGTTGTGCCGTACCTTGCTGGAAGGTATCCGGGGGGATACAGGGACATAGCCGGTGTCTTGGGTGACTCCATGAGGATGTTTATGTCCAGTGGTAGGCAGCGCACGATAGAAACATATGGCCCAGACGGGACGGATAAGGTACGGCAGTCGCAGAACGCTCTGTGGTCGTTAGATAACTACGACTTCGACGCTGCCGGTACGTCGCCCGAAATTAAAATGCGTCGTATGTTGGCAGAAGTAGCGCGCGATGCAGGTATGCTCAACCGTTCAATTACCCAAGACGTGCTTAATATGGACGGTATGGACACGTCAGCCGGGGCTACCTTCGAGAAGATCAACACCGCCTCTGGGTTCTTCTTCCACCACATGGAACGTATGCAGCGCCAGATTACTCTGGATATGGCATACAAGATGGAGCTAGCGAAGCGGACGGGTGTGCCGGTAAAGGAGCTGGGCGCTGCATATAAGTCCGGCAAGATATCCGATGCAGACATGCGTTCCGCTGCTGAAGACGCGGTGTACGTTACAGAGCTCACTCAAGGTGGTGTGGCCGCTGCCGGTGCTCCGCCTATGACCCAGAACAACGTGGGTCGTGTAGCACTTATGTTCAAACGCTACGCCGTGTCTATGTACTATATGCTGTGGCAGTTGGCCGAGAAGTCAGTCAAAGGCAGCGCGGCTGATAAGAATATGGCGCGTAAACAGCTTGCTGGTGTGTTCGGTGCAACAGGCTTACTTGCTGGTGTAGGCGGTATGCCCATATTTGGTACCCTCGCCATGATCGCTGATATGTTCCTCGACGACGAAGAGGAGGACTTCAGGACCGCGACGCGCCAGTATGTAGGTGAAGGCGTGTATGGTGGTCTTGGTAACTACATATTCGGTATAGATATATCATCCCGTGTGGGGTTATCTGATCTGATCTTCCGCGAAAACCCCATGGCTAAGGACCAGAGCATCTTCTTCTCCGCTCTGGAACAACTGGGTGGTCCTGTAGTTGGTATCGGCATGAGCGCTGAACGCGGGTTGGATTATATATCGCAGGGTGATGTCACTCGTGGCCTCGAAGCTATGACCCCCGCAGCCATCCGTAACGTATTCAAAGGTATCCGGTTCGCTACCGAAGGTGCCAAGACACAGCGTGGTGACTCTATCGTCGATGATATCGGCGTAGGGCACTCCCTTGGTCAGGCGCTTGGTTTTGCCCCCGCCGCTTACTCTCGACAGTTATCGGAGAATATGGCGCGTAAAGGTGTAGATCGCAGTATCGCTGAGAGCCGTCGTGATATGCTACGGCGCTATTATATAGCGGTGAGAAACGGAGATAGAAGCGGTATGAAGGACGCTATGGAGCGTATAAACAGACATAACCGTAGGCACCCAACAGCCGCTATCACTGGTAAAACAATCCGGGCATCCATGCGGAGCCATATGAGAACAACTAGGGATATGGTGAATGGCATCACCCTCAACAGGAACACGCGTGACGCCATCACGACTGCCATTGCCTTAGATGAGGACGTATCTTTGTTTGATTAAAAAAGCCCCCTGCCGAAGCAGGGGGCAATCACACAAGGAGAACAGATAGTCAGGGAGGAGACCACCTGACTACTATATATCACACCATACGCCAGATGCGAACCCCTAATCTTGTGTATTCTATAACCACCTTCACAACTACCCTGTACCCCAGTCTCCTAGATATCTTATGAAGCTGAGCGGTGGCGTCCGTCGTGTTTATGCACGGTACAAACATAGAGGTGCCGGGGCCGAATTTATCCCAGTTAAGGACAATACGTACCCCGTCTGGGTTTAGATCATGTGTCCGTATCACTCCCCACGCCATTCGGCACCTCTATAGAACAGTCCACAACAAGCACCTCGGTGGGGGGCAGCTGCATGTGCGTGCCCTTGCTTAGGCGCATCTTAGTTTTCTTAGCCCCCATCTCGTCCTTGAGGTCTTGAACTAATGACCCGTAGTTAATCTGGTGTTCCACACACCACGCTCGGAGGGCTTTAGGTACTAAGTAGGCGCGTTTGATATCAGTCTCATACCGCGCGACTAACTTACCCCGAGGGAGCGCTTCCGGCACAACTAACGTATCCAGAGCCCCTGCTTCGCCCTTGCGCATATCACTGGTGCTCTTGATCCACAGAACATTGTTCCAGTGCTCGTTTATATAGTCGTTTAGTATATCCTGCGCGTTCAGCGACATGTCTGCTACTGCGGCTAGGTTCGCCTTCAGCATCCACTCGGCAAACTTAGACACCTTGCTAACGTCATATGATAGAAGTCCCAGCCGCCTAGCTAGAATTAGCCCCGCCAATGTATGCGCCACGTGCGCAGACCAGAATCTATTCTCACTGGTGAGGCCCGCCCGCGCATCCATACGCTTCTGCACTTCAGCTACGAGATCACGAACGCTCTGTTGGTTCTGCATAACGTATTGCAGGAACTGCACGCCTCCGTGCCCGTAGTTGTTTTCTAGTGACGCACTGAACCTGTCTTGCTCCTCCTTATCTTTGGATTTGGTGAACAGACGGTCCACCTTCACTTCCATAATGCGCTGCGCTTCCGCTTTCGGCATTGCCTTGTTAGCCGATAGACGCTCAATAACACTGGCGTTACCCGTAGTTACACAGAGTAAGCTCCACGGCTCACCTTGGAACCGCTCTTTGTTAGCGTTACCCGTCAGCCGACCGCGTTGCTTGCCGCTAGTCAGAGCGTAGGCTAGCTCGCTTATCTCCCACGGCTTCAGATTAGTTATTTCGTCTAGGTAATACGGCAGGCTATGGTAAATCTCGCCGCGATGTAGTTTGTAGTTTAGGGTATCTTTTTTATCTAGCACCAGCGTGTCTGGCTTACCCCATAACGTAGCTCCCGCAAGCATGGCCGTGGTCTTGCCAATGCCGGACTCCTTACTGTGTAGATGCAGCGCTGCGCACTTTACCGCAGAAAACTGCATCAGCACTGACCCGAACGCGGTACCCACAACGTATTGGTGTAACTCGAACCCGTCACGGTTATAGAAGTCCATATTCCTACGCCACTGCTCGTAGGTACCTCGTGGCATAAAACTCGGCATCAACCCGCTGGTGCTGCTAGCGGGAGGATTCAACGCAACCTCGTTCTCAAGTACGACTTGGTTACCTAACACGAAGGCGTCCATGCCATCGCCAATCCAGCCAAACTGTTTGTTTGCATCATCCGCTTTATTCTTCGATTGTAGTTCGTTCACCCAATCTAACGTGTACTTCATTAGTTCCTCCATCCTTGTAATGGCCACACCCTGTGCGGACATATGTTTTCTAAATTCGTCTTTTGATGTTACGGCAGTCAGGGGCAACGTAAATTCCCGAACCCCGTCCTTCGGTAAATGTAGCCGCATGAGTAGCGACTCCCCGTCTTCGGGGTCTCTTATGCGTCGTGTGACGTATAAGTCGTTGTGGTATACCGGTACCTCTTCCACCTCCCCGTCGGGCAGCGTCTTGCGGACGTAGACACCCCCCGCTGCTCCTCGGAAGTACGGGGCCGGGTACGTTGGTATGGTGTATGTCCTAACAGGTACGTTAGGTAAATCTAGGGACGGGGCTTGAACGACCTCTTCTTCCGTGGCCTCGCGGAACCGCTGCCCTAGAGTTATAGGGGACTTTATCTTCCCCCAGTGCGGACACCCAGTGCATACGCCCGGTGCGTATTCATCGAACGTAGCACACCGGTACGGCCCCTTGATTCGGTCCATCTTATTGATTGTAGCGATAGCCGAATACTCTGGGTGGTTCCTCGACAGAATATCCGCAGCCTTAGCGCCGTCCTCGCAGAACTTGGCTATAGATAGGCCCGCGCGCCATAGCGGTTCTGATACCTCGGCTTGATTCTTGAGCATATCGCCCAACTGAGCACAACCGACGCGACGCTGAGTCTTGTCTAGTATATCCTTAAACTTACTCATCTTGTTACCGATAAGCGCGTTAAGGACCGCATTAGCTTCCGACGGTATGTGTTTTCTAGGAACAGGTATTAGGTCTGCGCCGATAGCGTTGGAGAACGCCTCTAGACTAATTACGGCGGGATATTCCATACCGACACAGTGTACGCGTAGGGGTGGGTCAGCCTTATAGTTATGGGTGCCGGGAATACGTAGCACGCGCGCGGCATCGGCTGTTACGGCTGGGTCGGCCAGTAGTTTGTTGGTAGCGCATACCGCCTTTAGCTTCTCAGCAACTGGTATCCACTCGTCATAGGATACGGACTCATCTAGAAACCAATACCCGTGTATACCTCTACCAGAGTTTACGAGCAGTGGTTTAGGTAGTCCGGTGTCTTTGCAAAAGAGCTGTAAGGCCTTTATAGCCTCCGGCTGGTTTGGGTAGTCCTTAGTGGGACCGCAATCTAGGTCCAAGAAAAATGACTGTAGGTGCTTAACATTGTTAACCTTACGCGACCCAGCCTCCTCCAAAGACGCCAATGCAAAATACACGTCGTATCCGGTGCTATCTAAAGTCTGAGCTGCGTCGAGTAGCGTAGGGATAGTACTGTAGAACTGCTGTACGCGTTTATTTTCAGCGGCTTTTGCGGCGAACAAGCAGTAATGTCCGGTGTTAGGTAACGTTTTCTCTAGGAACTTTCTTGGTTCCATCCATACCTCCCAAGTTATCTCACGGCTATCCTCTCCCAAAGACAGCCGTGAGATTTAGCGCCTTACGGTGACAGAAAAGCGCCCGACAAATACTTCGTGCATTATGTCGGGCGTGTACCTAATCGTCCCAAGCGGCGACTATGGCATCCAGCTCGGGGTCCGTATCCTCCACGTTTGAAGGTTTCTTTGCAACCCTCTTCGGTTCTTTAGGTTCTTCCTCTTCCTCTTCACCCTCATCCTCGAAGATGGATGCCTTCTTAGCTGGTTTGGCTTTCTTAGCCGGTGCCACGGGGGCTACTGGCGCGGCAATAGAGACACCATCTTTTGGTTTGGCTACACTGAACGTGATTGCTCGTTGTGTATCTGGGTGCTCCAGTACACCGGCAACTTGTTCTAGTTCAGCCTCCTCCAGTGGACGAGCTGGTTTGAAAAACAGCTTGGGACCTGCGCTGTCGTCGTCGAAATACATCTCTGTAACGACAGCAATAGGTGGAGTCCTGTTCTCGTTTAGGAACCGTGCGTATGCCTGCATAGGCATCTTACGATCATGGACCTCACCGAACACGCTCGTGGCCGGGAGTTGCAGTTGGTACACCTTATCCAGCTGACCCTCGATAACAACCGCGAGCCTTTGTTGGAACCGGCACGCACGACTATCGCCTTGTCCTGAGCCCTTTATATTCATGGGGCAGTCCATACACCGAGCGGCCATACGCTGCTCTTCTGGTACGTCAACGGATGGCATGTTAGTGTCCGCAGACCAACACTGGGGGGCAGAAGGTTTATCGGGTGTATACACCCCCTCGTAGTACATGCGAGAGATGGGGGCAGCGTCGACGATAACGATGTTCATACTGTTAGACTTACTAACACGCATTTCTTCGCCGCCGACTACTTCGCGGAAACGTTTGCCACGGATACTAATCCGGCGCATACCACCGCCGGAATTGCCGCCTAGTAGATTGCTACCCGCCCCCTGAAGTTTCTTGAACAGGTCGCTAGATACGAGGGAGTTACCCTCAAACAGTGTTGCTTCAGCCATTTTCGTTCTCCGTGTTGTTTTCTTCTGTGGTGTCTTCTTCGTGCTCTTCGTGCTCTTCGTGCTCTTCATGGCGCAGAAGTGCGGTAACGACTGCGGCCATATTAAACCGGTAGGTGTTACCTACCCGAATGTATGTAGTTGGCGGGATGTGCCCCCTACGTACCCACCCCCGCACCGTAGCCAGAGAGATGTGTAGTTTGCGCGCTACCTCATCAATTGGCACGTACTCGATGTCCAGATCGTCGGTAGATGGTTCCATTATTTTCTCCTTATTGAGATTGTGTATTCAGATTCGACGTTTAACCCTGGTGGTAGTATGTCTGGGTTCTCTGCCAGAAACTCCTTCACCGCAGTTTGATTAAGACGTTTCTCTAGGAACTCGGGTACCCCGTGCGACACTACAAAGCTGTGCATGGAGCCCCAATCGCTAGTCCAATACCGCTTCTTCTGTGTGCGGTAGAACACCCCAGCGTCAGTTCGTACGCTATCAATGTCGTTGTCTTTGCAGAACTGCAGGAGAGACATCTTGATCTTATCCTGTTGCCCCTTGAGCCCATCGTCCTGTGTCTTGAATGTGGTCGCCAGCTCCTGGCGCTGAGCGCGTATGTTTATATATGCCTTGGTCAACTTACCAAGGCGCGACCTCTCTTCCATCGTGCCTACCCTGTTTTATTGCGATTGGCTAACTTTAGTGTAGTAAGACACCCTAGTCAAGCAATTCGTTATATAAATCTATAATTTTTGTGTGTACATCAATTCTCGCATCCAATAGTTTATATACGTGCTGCTCCGCCGGGGAGCCATAAAGCTGCACCACCGTGCATTTGTTGACTTGTCCCGCCCGGTGTACACGTGCGTTGGCCTGCGAGTATACCTCCAGGGAGCTGGTCGGAGCCCACCAAACAACGGTATCGGCGGCGGTTAGCGTTACGCCGTGCGCTGCGGCGGCGGGTTGTATAACTAGGACGCGGGGGTCTTGCTGAGTTTGGAAACGCCTGAACGCATCAGTACGTTTCGCAGCGGTCACACTACCCTGAATGATCTCGTTGGTTATTCCATCGGCGGATAGTTTCTCAGAGAGTAGGGATATAGCGTGCCGAAAAGGTACAAACACAAGTACCTTGCCCCTAGCTTCTTGGACGGACTCCATAAGCACGTTATATCGGTTCTTTATGTCGAACTCTAACGCATCCCCTTCGTCCGTATACACAGCTCCCGCAGATATCTGCAGGAGCTTATTCATGTTAACAGCCGCGTTTACGGCGGTAACTTCTTCTCCTGCGGCCTGCATCACCATCCTAGTCTTGAGCTCTTTGTAATACTTCTTTTGTTGGGGGGTGAGTTCCACCTTCCGTTTGGTGTAAACCATCTCCGGTAGGTCCAGGCACTCTTCCTTGGTGAACCGTATAGCGGGGCGGAGGGCATTGAACACGATGTCGGTGGCGGTATCTTTTACCGCCCACTTGAACCTAGTCACTTTGTACATAACTTGGTCGCGGAACGAGCCGAAGAATTTCGGCACCGCTGTAGCGTTGACGAGTTTAGCTAGGCCGTAGGCGTCAAGAGGACTCTGGGCTGCGGGGGTTCCCGTCATCATCCACAACCACGTATCTTTACCCAGTAGTTTATTCAACGCTTTCCAACGTTTGGTCTGTGCGTTCTTATAGTGTGTAGCCTCATCTACAATAACTAAGTCGAAGCCTGCGGCAGCAATATCGTCAGATACGATATCCACACCGTCATAGTTTATAATGACGTACTGAGCGCCACCGTTGATTACCTTTTGTCGTTTGTTCTTTGCCCCGTAGGCGACATCCACCGTACGGTGCATAGCAAACGTAAATAGGTCAGCACGCCACGCCGAGTCCATAATGGACAGCGGGCATATGACAAGCACGCGGTTGATGACGCCTTGTGACAAGAGAAAATCAGAAGCCCATATCGCGCTGGCGGTTTTACCGGTGCCCTGTTCGTTGAAACAAAAAGCCTTCCGATGCTTAGTTAAGAACTCAGCCGTAGTCTTCTGGTGCTCGAAGGGTTTGTACGTTCCTGACCACTGGTATTGTCCCTTGATAGGTGACGGAACGTCTATGTTCAGGCTCTTTAATGTGAGGGTCTCCTCTACCCCCCACTTCACAAGCACCTCGTTAGCGCCTACAGCCTTGCTGTTAGGCACCACACTTGTAACTTTGTTTGGGTGTCTAAGGTTTAGTAGTAGCGCCTTGTTGTTGACGACCTGCATTGTAGTTCTCCTTGGTGTTCATGGCTTAGACCTTTCTGGTCTTTCTTTTTGTGCCCTTGCTTTTTGGACCCTTGCTTAGCGCCCCTCCGGCAGCGCGGTTACGGGTACGGCTCTGCACAGTCACCCCGTCTTTGTTGGTGCCTCCACGCGATAGGGGTTTCCTGTGGGCCACATCTTTACCTTCGCGCTTGTCAGCTTTGCCGTTCTTGTTGGCGTCCGCGCCTGTCTTATCCATAGCGCGGCGCGCGCGTTGCCGCTCCATACGGTCAGGGTGTTCGCCCCGCGCCTGCTGTTGCGCGTACTCTTTTTTGTAAGGACGCTTGGTTTTCTTATATGCCACTAGTTTCTCCCGTTATGAGGACATTCCAATACAGCGCAGTGTTGACGGCACAGTCCACTAGGTCGTGGGTTCCATACACCCGTCGCCAACGCCTTCTCCATTCTAGCATAGTTTGTCAGCCATTTCTTCCATAAGGCGGGGGCGGTAGCGCTTTGGTAGCTATCCTTTACGAGGGCCTTAGCGATGACAAACAGTAGCCCCGCGTTGACCTTCTTCACCTGCGGGAAGTGTTTGAATGTGGCTAACGCCATCAACTCCAACTGTCCGGTGTCTGCATACCGGGCGGACTTACCTGTCTTGTAGTCCACTACCCATGCCGTATCGTCGTTGATGATGATTAAATCCGCGATACCACGGAACCATACGTCGTCAGCGAAGAACTCACAGGGCTCTAGGTTCTCTGTCACACCTAACTTGTACTCACACAGCTTCTCACCGGGCATATTCTTTAGCCGTGTGAGCGCGTCCTCCACGAAATCAAACTTCTTTGGTATAGGCGTGTCATCGCGCATAAAGTTCTCAGCAGCCTCATGGAACAGGGTGCCATACAGCATCGCCTCAGTCTCTTTGTCTTGGTACTCTTTAGTTATCTTCATGTGGTAGAACTGCTTCGGGCATTGCTCGAAGGCTTTGATCTTACTGAAGGACCAAGGCGATACGCTATATGTCATTCACAGTCTCCATAGGATTTCCCAACTCCGGCTTCGCAATCAACAGGGAGGCCCTTGGCCCAGTCGGGCACTGCGCGCATACATTGCTCCACGTATGTCTTAGCTTCCTCCACGTCTGCGTCGGGTACGCAGCATACTATGGAATCGTGCACAGTTAGAACGACCTTGTAGCGTTTCGCTACATCCAGCATCTGCTCGCCTATGATGCAGCGAGCTATGGCTTGGCATACGTTCTCGACGACCTTGCCACCGTATATCCGGGTCCGGCCCCGTCTAGTCCTGTAGCTGTATTCGTATCCTTTGTCTGTCTGCTCCGCGCTCAAATCGCTGTAGCGTAGCAGTAATCCAGACGGTAGCCGGAGCGCTGATTCGTCGGGCACTGACTCTATCAAATCTCCCACGCCCAGGGGGGTCGCGTCGCCTCGTTCCAACGTAGCGATGGTGTTCTGCGCATCACGCCATAACCTGTGTATCTGGTAGTTGGCGCTCCGGTAGATATCTATAACGCGCCGTGCCTCGTCTAGGTCCATGTCAAACCCAAAGTTCTTCAGTTGCTCCTTAAAACGTACAGCGCCCATACCGTACCCAGCCCCCAAGATTGTTGTCTTACCAACAAACCTTTGGTCTTTGTTTACGTCTTCCTCGTCCACCCCATAGATGCGGCTAGCCATCTGTTTGTAGACGTCTTCCTTGTTAGCGAACGCGGTAACTAGGTCTTCCTGCTCCGCAAGCCACGCCAATACGCGCGCCTCGATCTGAGAAGAGTCCGCCTCGACTATAGTGTAGCCGTCTGGCGCGACGATGCTGCGTTTGAGGGCCTTAGCATTGGGACCACGCGACGGCAGGTTCTGTAGATTTATCTTGTCGTCCCCGCCCCAACGACCTGTGTGCGCGGCGTAGTACCTAACCGGAACCGGCAGTAACCCACGCTTAGCGATGTCGATGAAACGCTGTGTCCTTGTCTCTTCCAACGTGCTTTTAACACCAAGCCTAGCAGTGACGGCGGTTTGCACTCTTACGTCCGCGTGCTCAGTCAATGCCTTGAACGCTTCATCCGACTTAGCGAACGCGAAGGTTTCTTTACCTGTGGTTGGGCTCACTTTCATGGGCGGCTCTACGCCGAAAGCACGTAGTATATCCGCGAACTTTGGGTTGCTCATGAGGTCCGCGCGTTCGATGTTCGCGTCACGGAGTAGGTTATCCTTAACGTCCTTCGTGTAGGCTAAGTGTCCTTCCAGCAGCCCCATGTCTAGGTCCAGGGTGGGCTCTATGTACATCCGTAACGTAAGGTCAATGAGCTTCAGCTCCTTGCGAGGGAACCCTACGGACATACGTTTGAATAGTTCGTAGGCCAGATCGACGTCGTTTACGCAGTAGGCCCCGTATCTAGCTAGTTCACCGCTCGTAAAATCTGTCCGGTGCTTTCCGATGGCGGCGGCGACTTCTGTGCCTTTAGCTCCGATGTCGTACCTTCCAGCAAGCGCTTTGAGACTTGAACTGTCTTCCACCCCATGTACAGCACGGGACATACACAGAGTATCGGCATAAGCCCGAGGACGAATACCATAGCGCCAACTAAGAATGGCACCATCAAACATAGTGTTATGAGCAAGTACCATAGCCTCATCCAGATTGAGTGCTTGTAGTTGCGTCTTGATGTGTTTGTGTGTTCCACTAATCCACTCCGTTTCCCTGTTGTTTACCTTGACCGCCACTCCGACTACCTCGAAGCGGCGATCCCGGATATACTCCTCCGTCGTTAGTTTACGTAAGGAGTAATCCTTGTCGTAGTACGTCTCAAAATCTAGCGTTACGAAGTCCATCGCTAGGCCCCCTCGCGCTGGGATAGCTCCCCACCACAAGCAAGATACCCGGCCCCATCTATATAGTTATCCAGGTGGTTTGATTGGCCATTCTTGATGCGCGCCAGTTTTAGCAACGTCATCATCACCGATACGTCTACGGGCGTAACAGGTGTGCCAAGATGTGTGGACCAGTAGGTAGCAATCGTAGAGAAGTTATCCTCCATATTACCATGCGTGCTCGCACGATCCTTGGTTACGTACTCCTCGGCTGTACGAAGTACCGACGCTCGCCTAGATATTCTTGGGTCCAGGGGCGGGACGAATGGTAGTTCTAGTTGCTCACCCATTATTATTCCCCCCTGAGCGCCTTTTGGTACCTTCTTTGGCTGGGTCGGCAGATGCTATCTTCTCAGCGGCTGTTTTTGGCACAGTAAGCCACCCGTATTGACCCACCGCACTCGCGCAGTGGCTGCACGTTTTGACGCTCCAGTTCATGCTGGAGATGGAGTGCTTAGTATGGCAGTGTGGGCAGTATATATCCCTACCCCCCGACGCCCTACAGTACCTCCAAATGCGTACGGCGTTCTTTGGTTTCGGGTGCGTCGTGTCCCGCGTAGCGGCGACTTGTGCTTGTGTTAGTACCGCCTTCTTAGGTGGTTCCGGCGCGGGTTTCGGGCCAAGTACCCTACGCGCCCAGTCGAATATACCCATTGGTCTTCTCCTTGTTAGTTTGTTTTTTTGTACCCACTGAACAACTGGGTTACGTCTTTCATGTTCTCCTCGTTGACCACTAGCGCTAAGCCGCCCGCGTCGGAGATATCACGTAGGTTCTTATCCTGTAGAGCCGTTGGTTTATTCTTTCCGGCCTTACACTCGATGCCGAAGAACACACCCTTCCAGCACCCAACGATATCGGGGACGCCACTACGTCCGTAACCCCCGGTAGCGGGAAAGAAATAGTATGCCTTCAACTCTTTGAGTTGGTTCACAACCACGCGCTTAACGCGATTCTCTGGTGTTGCCATGTAGTCCTCCCGTAGCAACTGGTATCATGTGAGAAACTATCTGTCGTATATCCAGCATGTGAGAAACTATCTGTCGTATATCCAGAACGTGTTCTCATCCATTCTCCTACCCACCCCCAGTATCTCGGGGGTGGGCGGTGTGAAGCTGAGCATGGACAGCAGAGCCATCTTCTTTTGAATCCAGCTTGGTAGTTCTTGTACATCCTTATATATACGCTCTGGTCCAGCGTCAACGCTTTCTAAGCCAAAACGTATAACATAGACGCGTTTTGTGTGTGAGTTTATAAAAACACGATGTACTATGACGTCCGTCGACGTCTGCTGATGTCCTCCTACGTCTATCAATGTCTTATACCCCTCAGTCGGCGTAGACCAAGAATGAGGTTGCCCCCACACGTATACCTATGTCCTCCACGGGTTGATATCGGTCGCATATAGATAACGCCCCAACGCGCGACATCTCTGAGTCTGTTAAGGGTACCGAGTAGGCACAAAAAGTATCGCTGTGACGGCGGTAATAGTACGTATCGGGTTCCAAAGATATGCACACCTTGAAGGTATCGGGCGTGATGTACTTAACGTACAGCACGCGGGAGACTACCTTATCTAGCTCGTCGAGTGCCCGTTGCGCCCTGTCCAATTTACCCATGAATTCGGTTATCTCCTCCGTGATAAAGGTATAACCTGAGCGGTGTATGTGTAGAAGCTCCGTATTCAGGGCGGACTCCAACTGCGCAGTCGTGAAGTTTTCTGTAGAGTAGCCGTAGCTACTCAATGAAAATCTGGCGTCGTTGAGGTTACTCCTGTGCCTGTCTGTATCCTTGTGAAACCATTGCCGTGGGCGCTGTGGTGTATTACGGCCCTCCAACGCCATATCCATATGCCAAATCTTCTCGGCCTCTTCACCGTCAAGTATGATTCGGGCGTGCCGTTTGACGTTAGTTATAAAGCTCCGTGGTATTGTGGTGGCTATTTCTTCATATTTCGGATTGTAATTGGCGTACTTGTGATTGCACACGCTAGGAGCTGAAGTCATGAACCTCGGGCTCCCTTCACCGTATTGCCAACGTACGTGGGCGGCGTCGATGGCGCAGCCATCGTAACCGATGTACACCACGTCTGTATCATCGCCATAGACGCCATCGGTAAAGAACTTACAACGTAGTGCGGTCTGTATTTCTGCGAGCACCGAGAAGAAAACGGCATTACCCTCGGCAACGCTTACTTCAAACGGTGTACAATCGGGTCGGGGGGTATTATGCGAATCGTCGGGCTTGGGCACCGCCCACTCCGTGAGGTCTTCTAGCATTGTATGTTGGTAGTTAGCGGACATGGTGTGTTCTCCTTGTGTGTTAGGGAGCTCCCTAACTTCTGTTTGGTTTATCGAAGCCGAGCCTTTTGTTGATCCAACGATGGAACAGGGCTCTTATCCTCCACTGGGGGAAAGGTATCTCTCCGCCCGGTCGTCTATCCCATTTGTGTGTTTCCTTCCTCCAGCAAATACCGTGGCTACCTCTAGCAGATTGTAGCAAGAAGTGCTTTAACAAGTCTATTCGTGCAGGATCATTATAATCCTTTACAGCCTGTAATGCAACATCTGCGGACATAGCCTCGACGCGGAGCTTTGAATCCAGTACGTCCCCTAGGCTGACCATAGGCACGACGGGTGCCATAGCCAGCATCCATAGCCAGAACTCTTCTATGTCCTCGCGGTGTTTGGCTTTCTCCTCCTTATCTATAGCCATGTCACCGTCGATCTTCCGAGTAGAAGATGTGGGTGCCTATCTTGCCGAGACGTGTCATCTTATTACTACGTGACCACGGTGGGCTGACGTAATCGGCATGGTAGTGGGTAGCCCCGACGTTTTCCCAGGGGTTCTCCCAAGCCTCACGTACAGAGAGCTGTGCTGTGGCCCATGCCTGTGCATCTCTAGGGTTTTCATCCTTACCGTCCCAGTAAAAACTGAACGCGTCTTTCTGCTTGACTACAGCGCAGGCATCGTCCGGCCATGCACTGTGGTTGACGCGGTTCTCTATGACGTGAACCACCTGACGTTGGCCTTCCGGTGATTCCCCCCGCGCTTCGTAATACACAGCGAGAGCTATACACATGAATGGTATCTCAAACATCTCCGTGGTCCTCCACTTCACCAGACCCATAGCAGTCGGGGCAGTCGCTCAAATCCTCGCGGATATAGCCGCCATGGTTCCAATCGGCTACGGCGATTTCGATCACAACCCGGCCTTCTCCTAAGCACTCTTGACAAACAGCCATTACAAATCCCTCCCAGTAACGTGTACAGTTTTGCCGCAATCGGGCTTGGCGTTGCGGTTATCAAGGATGCACCACAGCAATGGTATCGACCACGTACCCCAGCCCCGGTACAGATCGCCGTCTGTTAGAACAATCGTAGCCTGAGCATTGATATTGTTCTCCGCGATGTACGCCGGAACGCACTCTACATCGGTGCCACCACCGCCAGCGGGCTTAGTGCTGCTCGGTAACTTGTCCAGTTCGTGCACTTCGTACACTTCCTCTGCACACACCGTTGTGTCCCAGTACAGCACGCGCACACGTTCGGGCTTGGCCATGTCGCATATACCTCTGACCTCCGACAGGAACCGCGTGAGCTCGTGCGTACCGATAGACCCAGACGTGTCAATGGCAACTACAAGTTCGCCGACCTGCTCGGTGATACCGCTAGGCATGTACTGACCTGTTGCGATGTACCGACGGTTGGGGCGACGCCATGTAGAGTAGTCACTGCCCGTGCATGTCGACGTGATGAACTCGCGCAACACCTCACGCCAATCAACCTGCGGCTTGAGTAGTTCTTCAATGCTGCGGTCCTCACCTGAGCCCATCTTACCAGCGATCAACGCGCCCTGTCGCACAGCCTCGTCGATGTCACGGGCCAGCTCGCGCTTCTCATCATCGGTGAGCTCTTGCGCGCCGTCCCAATCATGGTCATCAAATCCCACTGCTGTATTGTTATTACCCGTTGTTTGAGAATCGTCACGTTGATCCTCACTCTGTAACAAGTCATGGAATACTGCAGCGCTGTCCATGTCCCGATACTTGGGGTCGAGTAGGCCTCCCTCCGGCATGGTTGCCCAGCCGGTAGGGTTATCGTCCGTTATCTTGCAGTTGATGACGTAATCACACGCCCGGTTGGCAAGGTCCGCGTCCTGCTCATACAGGTGCCGCCACGTAGTCAAGTGCCGGTACAGTTTGTGGTACACCTCATGTAGTACGAGGAACCGTAGCTCGGCATCGCTGAGCTTCTCGACGAACGCACGCCCGTACATCTCGTCACGCCCGTTAGTACATGCGGTGGGGATGTCGTCACGTACTGTGCGATCCCCGATCATCAGTACACCTGCGAGGGCTACGTACTTGTCGTTGGCCATGATGTCGACAACGGCTTTCCCAAGCCGCTGCTCAACAGTGAGTTCTCTACCTATTGCTAGCATGTCAGTGCTCCCTATTTCTTATCTGCTGCGAACATGTAGTTGTGGGCCATGGCCCAGTCCGTGAACTTGCGGTTGGTCATAACCACAGACTGCTTGCTGTACTTTGGTGCGCGCACGCCGTTGGCGAACATGCCCTGTGCCTCGGGGTCGAGGCGCACAAGGTAAGTCATCCACGCGTCCACCCAATCACGCTCCATCGTGGCGAGCGCTCGATACACCACCATACAGATGGCTGCGGCGGAGCTCGGTATCATGGCCGTATCCGGCGTCTGCTTGATGCTGTCGAGGCTCGGCAGCTGATCTGCCAACTTGACGAACGCCATCAGGTCCATCGCACCACGTGCGCCGATGGTACCCATCAGCAAACCTGTCAGCGTTTGGTCGTCGACGTGCTCCCGCTGCTTGAGCCAATCGGACGCTGCTTCCATCGACCGGGGTGTGACAAATGCTGATCGCTGATCTTGGGGGTGATAGATGTACGGGTTTTCTTCTGGGTTCCGTACGTCCTCAAAGCTCGCAAAGAGCTGCGGGTTATCTTTCGCCCAGCCAAGTAAACTGTGGTCGATCCCATTGTTGATACCCCATTCAATCCATTCGATGTTGCTCGGCTTGCGAGCGTTGATGACAGTCATACGATTCCGTGCGTGTGGCGGTAGCAGATCACCCACGCCCTCGGCTCCGAGGTTGGTGGTAGCAAACACTAACGAGTCAGGGTGTAGTGTATAGCTACCGATCTTGCGCTCCAGCATAAGGCGGAGCAGCGCGTTCTTCACGGCAGGGTTTGCCTTGCCATACTCGTCGATCATCAGGACAATCGGCTTGCCCAGGTGCACACCGAGCTCCTCGTTCGTCACATACGTGACGTATCCGGCGTCGTCGATGGTGGCCAGCTTGGGGATGGTAATGTCCCCCAGGTCTTTGGTCGTGCAATCGAAGTAGCACGCCGTATGTTTCGGCAGCTCACGCGCAAGGACGTTGAGCAGGCTGCTCTTGCCCGTACCCATGTGGCCCTGCACCAATACGGTGCGCTTGTTGCCGCCGACCTTGATCGCCGTGGCGATCTGATCCAGGCCCAGTGCATACATCTGTGTTGCGGTTGTCATAACGTGTTCTCCTTGGTGTGAGGCTTAGCCCCGGTTCTCGTTGTTCTCGTTGCGGTAGGTGACGCCCTCGTCGAGGGTGCCCCAGTCAATCACATCAACGGCGTGGCCGTTGTCGACATCGCACCCGATGCGGTACGCCTGATCGACCTTGATGTTGCGCCGATACATATCGGCAAGCTGGCTCTCTGTGAGTGGGCAGGACGTGAAGCCCATCTTGGCAAACTCACGCTGTACTGTTGCGATGTACCATTTCATAACGTGTTCTCCTGTGGTTATTAACAAATTGAACCCATTTGTTAGGGAGCTCCCTAACTCCCTACAGGTCCAGGCTTGGAAGGGTTGCGATGGTGTCGTCGATCTGCTGCTTGACATCCCGGCGGAACGTGTCGTCCTCCCGTAGTGCTTCCGGTGTGACACCGCGCATGGTCATATCCAACGTGCGTGCCATCGCTGCCATCTGTACGTCATCGGTGACGTTGCAAACGTTGAGCAGGTCAATGAGCCCGACGACATTCTCCACGAGGCTGTCGCGGAAAATCTTCTTCTTGTCGGTGGCAGTGTAGTCGAGCCGCTCGGACATGGCGGACAGAGCTTTGTAGGTGCGCTGCCACACATCGTTCATGGCGGAGTTCAGCTGCCGGGAGTAGTACTCCTGATAATGTGTCTTGACCTGCGCCATGGCGTCGTTGCCGATGTCGACCCGGAAGTCACCCGCGTCTGGCAGCGGGATGTAGTTGAGCCGGAAGGCGAACTTGCCCTCCAACGCCTCACGTGTTGGGTACTCGTCACGGTCAAACAGATCACCCAGTGACGTCTGAGCGACGCTGATCTCCCAGTCATACGCGTTGAGGAACTCGTCGACGCGCGCTTGCCACTCTTGGCGCATCGAGTCCATCTGCTGATGGTACTTGAAGTACTGCGCCGTCGGTACGAGTCGCATACCGGTATCACTCCACGGCATAGTCATCGACGCGTGGAGATTGCGGATAGAAGCGGTGAGTTTCTGCACCGTGACCAATTCGGCGCAGTCGCCGAGCAGTTTCTTGTTGACGCTAGCCACGCCCGTTGCGGCGTAGTTCTGCCGGGTGACATCTTCCGACGCCTTCTTGTCCTTTTTACGGCCCGTCCATACGCTGATGGACAACTCAACCAGCATCGCGCTTGATGCAATGCTCGGCACGGATGGTGCCGGTGCCGGTTCGCTTGGGTTGTTAGGGAGCTCCCTAACTTCTGCTTCCGTTGTCGTCACTTTGTTGGCCGCAGCCCCTACGTACATTGTCATAACCTATTCTCCTGTGTTCGCTGATAGGTGATCTATCAACTGTCAATATAGTACCATACGTGTCTACACATGTCAATGTATGTGAACAAATATCTTTTTATAAAGTTTTATCGTGTTTCATAGCGTACAGTGTGAGCAAATTTCGACGCATGGAAGTAAAATGCAAAAACGTGTAATGTGCTGAAATGTTCTCTTGGTGGGGGTCTGCAAGTGCTTGATAAATCTGCAATGTTCAAATGTGTCAGTTTTTTGTAAAACAGTCGCTTGAGCACGATAAGTTAGGGAGCTCCCTAACAACTAGGAACAAAGCCCCCAAAGAGGGGGGTATTTTGGAAGGACATACCGCCTTAAACAGAGAAACGGAACAATAGGGTACTTATAATAAATTATAATAAAATGTAACGAATTGGTAGGCAAAAAACAGAGCTTCCTGCAACTCCTGCATACGAAAAGACACCGGAGGACATAAAAGTGAATGTAGCAACGAGTTTACTACATTAGGGGTTTTTTTGCTACATTACATTTTCACAATCCAACATAATCGTTGCATATCAAACACTTAACAAGGAACATTGTTTTTGCCCCCAAAAAGAACATTACCACACCAAAAGAAAATAACACGTGGTGTCTGGGCTCGGGGCCGCTCGGTGTAACTGGTATCAAAGAGCTGTTAGGGAGCTCCCTAACAAATTCTCGTGCAGAGCACCGCGAGCACCGAAACGGTGCGGAACGGTGA